TATAGCAATTAATTGTTAATAACTATTCGTCTTGATTGGGAGTCACGTTGCTTTCTATATTCAGCATACTTCTTCCTATCATTAGGATTAGTCATATCTAAATCACTCAAATTTAAAGGTTTATTGAGTTCTGTCCTATCCACATTTGACACTGAGCCTGAGCCACTTGGAGTAGCACTAACAAAGTGCGGGTTCTGTGTTAAAAACTCTTGCACCAACTCGTCAGTCGTTAAGAGTTCCCCATTTGAATTATAGCGTGGTAATCCTTTTGAATCAAGTATTTCTACATTACCACTTTCATTTAGTTTAATTTGTGGCTGTAAAAGACTTACAACTTGGTCTGAATTAATAGCTTTATGTTTAGATGCAGAAGATAATAATGACTTGTTTATCTTAATATCTTTTAATTGACTCTCTAAGTTAGCTCTTTCTTTTTGCCATTCTTGAGTTTTATTTTTTAAGATTTCTTCAAATTCACCTTTTTGAATTTTTTGTTTTTCCTCTAATTCTTTTTGTGTTTTAACAGCATTAACAGCTATGTCTAAATCTTCTACGCCTAATTGTTTGTAAACTTGGCTTCTTTCTTGTGCTAATCTTTTTCTTATCATTTCTGCAACTTGGTCTTGTGAATATTTTTTATCATTGACCTTTTGCTGTTCTTCAGTTGTAACTTGCGGTTCTTCAACTGTTTGCTCTAATTTGTTTTCTTCCATTTCAGTCTCCTATATATCCCAATCTGGGTTGGTGGGAATCCAAGTATGTCGGCATCTATATCCACCTCGAACGATAAAAGGGTCACCAGTAGATTTACCTGCCCATCCTTGATTATTCCAAATATCCCGAATTTGTGTTTCGGTTAAAACCTTATTTAGCATACTCTGACAGAAAGGTCTACTATCCCTTACAAGTGTACCTGTATACCTATAATGGGTTAAACCTGCTTCCTTAGCTTTGGCGACTGTAAATTGTCCATGAAACTGCATAACGCTATCATGTGCTATTTGTCCTGCGTATTTTCTAAGATTATTACCTGCTCTATCCGCACCATATTCTGTTTGTAATTTTCTTATAGCTTCCTCAACTGCTTTGGTTTTACTGGCATCAAATTTATTTTCATTAATAAAATCAACTAATTCATTTATCTCACGACTATTTGACTTTTTATAAACACCATTAATATGTGACCTAATATTGCTAACCATATCCTCAAAAGGTCTACCTGCTATTGCACTCTGATAAACCTCATCATTAATAACTTTTAAAAACCTTTCAGCTATATCTTCAAAACCACTAAATGTCTGGTATTTAAGGGCATTAACAGTCTGTAAATCTACATCAGTTAAACTTTTAAATTTATTTGGGATAGGCATTTCACCAAAAGTATCTAAAACAACTTTGGCTATTCTATTATATTCTTCATTTATGATTAAGTCTGCTTCTTCTAAAAATGTAGATTCAATTATATTTCTTATTCTTGGCTGTAACTGTATAGCTAATCTCTGGCTTACTAATTGTCCTTTAGTAGCCCTTGTAACTTCTTTAACAACATCATTTTCAAGATTATATAAGACATTTAATAATCTTTCTTCATGTTGGTCAGCTAATTTTTCTAATATTCTGGACATTATAATGGGAAATCTTTTTTCCAAGCCCTAATTGACCAATAGGCAGGGCTTAAAGTCTTTTGACCTTTTACCTCTTTAAGTACACCACCCATACGAGCCAAGAAAGATTTTTGCCTTGCAGGTATATTCTTTTTTATAGACATACCCCTAGCACCAAAAGTTACTTTCTTAACATTGCCTGTAGATTTGTCTTTAACATAAACACCAAACTTTTTACGTTTAGATTCAGTTGCCGAAAGTCTAAAAGGTTTGTTTAGTTTAACATCTCTACCTCTGTACTTCGCCATCTTCTTTCCTATCGTCTAGTCTTTCATTAATTATTAAACCACACCCAGTACATTTAAAAACATCTTTTAAATCTGTTTCTTTTGCATAAGCCTTGCATCTAGGGCATATTTTAAAATCATTCATTTTTGTTTTGCAATATAAGCTCAAACCCTGCTGATATAGCTGAAGTTGCACTTGCTTTGCCCTGTAATTCAATATCAGTTTTTTCTTCTATTTTTACTGGAACAACATAATTCTTTTCTATAAATCCACCTCTAGTCGTTACAAAGGCTTTAGTATTCCAAACATTACCATTAGATATTTCTTTAGTTAAAAATCTAATTTCATTTTCTAAATCTTTTGAGCTTCCTACATCTATTTGCATAAGATAAGCAACATAATTTCTAGGAACTGTATAAACACACATTAGAGTTTGCCCATAACCTGCCTGTATTTGAGCAACCCCAACTGTTGATACTGTAATAGTTATTGTTCCTACATTAGCATTACCAGTATTGGCAGTCTTCATAAAAGCTCTAAAAACCCTGCTAAATGTAATAGTTCCCGCACTTCCACCAATAGTCAGAACTTCTGTAGCCAAATCATAATTCTCATCTAAGCCTTGTATCTCTACTGTTCCAGTATTATCAGATGCTGTATTGCTTGAAGTGGCGGTGGCTGTTCCTGCTGAACTTGCATATGTATAAAGGTTATTGCCGTCCCAAATAGTTTCAAAACTTGAACCTACTGCTGTATTTAAACCAAATTTATGTATCCCACTAAATCTATTGACTAAACCTTGCTGTAAACCTAACCCAAAAGGTGCATTATTTATACTTGCAAAACTCATTTCTTTTTCCTTTTTCGTTTACTAGCTCTTAAAATTATATCTCTATCAAAAGTTCCAGATTTACCCTTGCTTATTAACTTGTTTACTCTAGCCATTGCCCATGCTTGCATTGGTATTTTAGGTCTACTCCCACTAGAAAGAAAAGCACCTTGACCTCTACGAAAACTAGCTTTTAAATCAGCCAAGTTAAATAATTTAGATTTTTTGGCTTTGGCTTTTAAAGTCCTTACTGTTGTAGCCGATAGTGGTTTTCTTTTAACTGCCATTATGCTCCTGTTCTTCTTTTTAATAATGCTAAAGGTATTCTTGCACCTGCTTTATATAAAGAACTAACTTGCTTAATTAGACTAGCTCTCATAGACCTCTTAGCACCTTTTAACCCAGATAAATATTTCTTAGGTATTTTGGTTTTTTTATCTTTAGGTACTTTTCTAACTTTCTTCTTGGACAACTGTTTGACCTTCTACCTCTGTTGTTTGGAATTGACCTCTAGTTGTTCTATTAGCATCTATTTCATCATAAATAGTTTTAATAGTTTCGTTATCATCTATGACTGCTTCTGCTATCTGTTTATCTATTTCTTTATTAAATGTTTCTGATTTAATGCCAGATGCTTTAGCCATTTGTAAATACTGCAAGTCATTTGCCCAATCTCTAATATCAAACGTATCTGGATAATCAACAGACCCATTCCATTGCTTATCTTGCCATTTAGCAAATAATGCCCAAATTTGTTCTTCAGCATTTTCTAAATAATCTGCTTTTTCTGATAATCTAGCGTTTAATAATTGAAATTCCGTCTGTAAGGCTATCCCACTAGCTATCTGTGAGCCTGTAGCTCTTACTGAACCCATATGTGTTATCCTATCAATAGCATCTACTTTTGATTGTATACACTTCATAATGCTTTCTAGGTTTTGTCCACTAGGTTGTATTATATAAGGCTTTAGGCTTGCATCTAAATCCTCTGGTATTTCTATTATAGCTCCTGCACCTGCACTAGCTTCAACATTAGGTGTCTTAACTAAGCTAGGGTGATTGGCTAATCTAATTAATTGTTCTTTTTCTGAGTAATCATTATAGATTGATTGCTGCAAATAAGCCACGTCAGCTAAGTCACTTATTCCAATAGGTCTTTTATTGCCTTTTAGATTATAAACATTAACAGCAGGAATTATACCTAAAGGGTTAGGTATTTCATCAATTAATTTTGGGTCTTTATCTGTATATTCTTCTGTGTAATCTTCAAATTCATAAGTTGATATAGTTTCTTCTGTAAAAACCTTTATTATGGCTCTTTGGGAATTAATATCCTCAATAACAACCAACATATCTAAATAAAATCTACCACTAGCAGACCTCTTATAATTCCAATTAACTATATTCTCTGGTGTATATATTGAAACATATGGTCTTATGTCTTGAGCAAGTTCTTCTGCTCTTGTTTTAGCATTTGATTGCGGTTTATCTATTACAACCCAACAATTACCATAAATACTAGCGTTCATCTGCACTTCTCGCATTACAGTATTAAAGTTTCTACCATCTAGGTCAGCATCAATTAAAAATGACTGTAACTGTAAATCACCATCTAAATCGCCATAATCTCTTGTAGGTGGTACTCTCCATAAAAAGCTAGTGTAAATCTGCACAACATTTTTACAATGATTGTCAACTGGAGTATGCCTTATCCTCGCATCATATTCCTCTGGTGTTTCTAAAATGTATCTATGTAAGTAATAACCATTTTTGTAATCATTACCCCCTAAATAACTTCTAATGTAAAATTCCCAATTAGAAATATTAGCGTGCCATAAATCATGTTTGCTTTTTAGAAATTCTTTGTCCATCAACTCCACCTCTTAGGAGGGCTTGCAACAAAATTCCGTCTAAGTGGGAAATTAAACTCAACTAAATAACCAAGAGCATCATTCATGTGGTCGTATCCACTATCCTTATCAGGTATGCTTGTTCCCTCTTTATATATCTGTCTTTCTATGCTTTTTATTACATTTTTGCAAGAATTTAGAATAAACAGATTGTTTTTACCATTCACATTTTTAAGTTTTGAATTAACAGAGTTAATCCTATCCCTCACTAGAGGTGCTGTATTTCTACATTTTACATCAAATCCTGCATTTTTCAATATACTTATGTCAGTAAATCCACCTGCCGAGGTTTTTCTTTGTCTAGCACTAGGGTCAGGGTAAACTGTTATTTGTTTATTTGGGTATCTATTCCTTATTTCTTCACACATTTCTTGTGTATTTGAAGAATATATTTGTATTTCATCAATAACGATTATTGTCTCATTAATTACATAACAAACAACTGCTGTCATAGGGTCTACGTTAAAATCTAAACCAATATGTAAGTTTGGGTATTGTTTATCAAACTTTTCAATAATATTTTTTTGCCTATTGAAGTTATAATAAATCATACCAGAATAATTAACAAATGTAGCTTCATATTCTTGTTGGAATGTTCGTATATCTAAATCCTGTTTAGCCTGTTCTATTTCCTCATTATCTACTTGACCACCCTCTAAAGTTGTATACTTAAATGATGCCCAGTCTTTATTTGTTTCGCTTTGTTTAAATAAATCATATGACCAGTTGCCAAAACCTCTAGGGCTACCACAAAACAAAGCATGACCACCTGTGTCAGAAAGTGTAGGTCTTAAAACTTCATACCAGGCATCTTTATTTACATCGGCAAATTCATCAATACATAAAAAATGTAACCCAACCCCTCTTAGTGATTGTTCATTATCGCTACCCCTTAATGTTATTTGTGAATTATTTTTAAGTGTAATGGTTAAATCGCTATGGTTTATTTTTTTAACCCATTTGTGATATATCATTTTTTCTTTTAGTACATTCCAACATATTGCCTTGGCTTGCCTGTAACTAGGTGCAACATACCAAACTTTTTGATTTGGTTTACTAGCAAACTTTGCCAATTCATTAATCGCCAGATAAGTTTTGCCAAATCTTCTTCCAGTAATAAGAACTCTAAATCTTGAATTATTATCTATAACTTCTTTTTGCGGTTTTGTTAATGGCATTAATCATAAGACCATTGCAAAGGTTCTTCAGTTTCGTTTTCTTCTATTCTATCTCTCTGACCCAACATATTCTTTCCTAAAAAGATTTGCATAGTTACATTTCCTTTAGTAGCTGATTGCCATTGTAACTGTCTAAGCCTTATTTTTAGATTAGCTTTTCCTTTTGTAATAAATTCCGAATAACTCTTTTCTAATAGGTCTGGTGAACATCCAAAAAAGTCTGCCATTTCTATGTTTGTACACCCTAAAGTTGCTAATTTTGTTAATTGCTCTGTATCAATATTATATTTTTTTGGTCTTGCCATTATCCTCTTTTATCCTTTGAGTAAAAGTTTAAAAATTAATTTTTTACAAAGTATTATAAAATAATTTCTTCATTGTCCAAATTAATATTTATTTCACCGCATTTTGCTGTGGCTTTTTTTGCATCCCCTTTTAAAAAAATTAATATATTTTGGTGTGTTTTTCCTAATTTTCTTGCAGTTTTCATTGCTCTTCCTGCTCTTAAAGGCAAGCTACCAATGGCTGTAACTAAAACAGCTTCATTATAATAATGAAAACCTGCATCTTTAAATGATTTTATTGTATCACCTAAAAAATTATAATAATTACCTTTCTTATCTCTTACTTCGCCTATAACCCAAATAACAAAACTATTTTCTTTTAATAAATTATAACATTGTTTTATAATTAAAGAATAATTTTTTAAAAATTCATTATAATTCATATTAGATAAATCATTATTTTTATTACTATAGACTTCTAAATTTATATAAGGAGGACAGCTTAAAATTGCGTCAGCCTTTATGTCACCAACTAAGCTTTCTAAGTTTACACTATCGCCTATAGTCCAGGTTGGTATATATTTTTCATTTTCACATATATTTTCAGCTTGTTCTCTATTTGCCAAGACTTGTTTTTCTGATAAATCGTTCCCAATATATTGTCTTTGACATTTAGATGCTAAAATACCTCTAACACTGCCTCCTGCAAAGGGGTCTAAAATTAAACCATCTTTAGGCGAAAACCAATTATACATTAATTCACAAAGAACAGGGTCAAATATTGATGTATCTTTTCCACCTAATGTACTTACCTTACTATAACTAATTAAATTTTCATCACGACCTAATTCACTTTTTATGCCTAAAGAATACCAGTATTTTTTTCTTTCTTGCCAGTTTCCTTCTCTTGCATTTAAAACTGTAAAAGGTGGGACACCAAAAGTCGATGACATTTGTCCTTTTACTCCTTCGGCATAAGATTCTTCATTTAATATTTTATTTATTTCATTTTCATCAAAACCCAAATTTTCTATATTAAAATTTTCTTCTAATAAATTATTTATTTCTAAATTCAACAAATCATTATCCCAATTACTTTCTTCATTTATACGATTGTCTGCTATTCTATAAGCTTTGGCTTGGGTTTCGCTTAAATCAGCTATAATTGTAGGCACTTTATCTAAGCCTAGCTTTTTAGCACCCATAAGCCTTGTGTGCCCAACTATAACAACCATGTTTTTATCAACTACTATAGGCTGTTGAAAACCATATTCTTTTATTGAACTAGCAACTTTATCAACAGCTTGGTTTTTTCTTGGGTTGTTATGATAAGGAATTAATTTATCTATTTCTATTTCTTCAATATTCATTTAAACCTCAATAAGTATAGTTTTTATTTTTTGCTAATAAGCCAGAGGGAAATGGTCTATGGTCACCATTTCGGTTTTTAGCCATTGTATAATATTCCGTATAACAAGCATAATTAACTTTGCCTAACCTATCTAACTCAGCTAACTCTGGCGATATGTCCTCAAATCTACACCCATCATCTTCAACTTTTCTGTTTTTAAGTTCTTCATGTATTTCTTTTAAATCGGTATAATTCTCATTTATCCTGTTATATCTCATTTTGCCCTCGCCTTTTTCAACATTAAAAAACATTCTTTCCTGTTAAAATTGTACCTATTTATCAGATACTTATGCAACTTTTTAATATTTGTTTTTGCCTTTATACAAAGCAAATACCCATAATAAAACCTTTGTATATCTCTTTTTAAGTAAGCATCACCAATACATTGGAAAACAGTTGTATGTCCTTTTACTAAGCTCATCATGTTACCCCCTAAAATCTAAATATTGTTTGGCTTGTTCTTTTGTAAATTGCCCCTCGCTTATTGCTCTCTCAACATCGCTAGGATACCTTTGGGCATAACCTTGAATAAAACTACTACCTTTCTTGGCTTCCACAGCTTCTTTGAACATCTTTAACCTCATAACATAAGGGTCGGCAATACCTGTGTCTTGTTTCTTGGGCTGCTCATCTTCATACTTTTTAGCCGATAACCAAAAGGCAGGTTGTTTGGCAAATTGCTTATCCTCTATGGAATTATAATAGTTTTTATACATATCTGCTAGTTTTTCTGGTTGTTCTAGCCATTCTTTTTCAATTTTAAGGTAGTTTTTTTCAGCAATCCCCTTACTTACTTTATTGGGTATCTTATCCCAAAATTTATTAAAATAAGAAGTATTACTTATCTTGGTTTTAGTAGTGGTAGTGGTAGGGGTAGGGGTAGGGGTAGGGGCGTTTCTGCTAGGATACACTTTAGGTTCTGTATTAGGTTGTTCTTTAGGTTTTTTTGGTCTACCACCTAGCTTACCATTTTCCCTAGAAGCATTTTGCCTCCTAGTAATATATAAATATTCCTGTAGCTGTCTTTCGTTTTGAAAATGTTCTCCAATTTGTATAAAAAATTGTTCTAAAATTTTATGACAGCTTGCTTTTTCACTTTCTGTAATACAACTAGCTATCCTATAGTAGGTCATATTATCGCAAGGTATACCTTTGCATCTTTTATTCCAGTTATAACAAAGTAACCTAATATAAATTCCTATTTCTTCGTTTGTTAAATGCTGTGTTCCTGCAACAAAGTCTTCTGTGAAAAGATACCAAGCTCTTAATTTTTCTTTTGGTTTTGAATTTTCTTCTATAAACATAATTATCTCCAATCTAATTTGTTTTAATATATATAAATTAACCTAAAAGCAAACCTATTTTTTTATATAGGTTAAAACCCCCAAACTTGTTTTCTAGCATTTAAAACAGTTTCTTCTTTCCATATCCAATTATCTGGATTAGGAATTAGAGCCATTTTAACATCATCTTTTGAATTAACATTTTTTAAAAAATTACCCATGACTTTCACAATATGTCTACAAATATTTAAGTGGTGGTCATACGTGGCTAATTCTAGCTGGGTAAATTCAGCAGGTTTTGTTTTAGTTGGTGTTTTTAAATACCATAGCATTTGCCTTGCATTTGTCGCCCTATTATAGATAGCTTGTTGCATTGCATGACTGGTGCTTATTTGTGAGGGGTTGGTCTTAGAGGTCTTTAAATCAATAAAGAAATCCTCTTTGGTGTTTTTATCTTCAAAATGGAAGTCAGTAAAACCAACAAAAGGGATATCTTCAATAAATACCTCTACTTTCTTTTGATAGCCTAATAAATTCCATTGAAAAGCACGTTCCTTAAACTCACTAGCACCAAGTTCTAACAAAGGCACTAAGTTATTTCTTTCCTCATCTATTTTAGGGTCAGTTAACCTAGAACAATTATCATCAAACTCAGCTATCATTTTTTCACTAGCTTCAACAAAAGACATACCATTTAAAATCATATTTAAGCCAGATTCAACAGCACTACCTCTATTAGCAGAAGCACCACCAGGAAATTCATAACCAAATATTCTTCTTAATGCCCATCTTTCCCTATAAAAAGCAAATTCATTAAGATGACTAAAAGATAATGGCAATAAAGTATTACTGCCATCATCAAATTTTGTAAAATGTTCAATCATATCTTGTTGACCCAGTCTCTTAAGTGGTCACGATTTATAATGATTTGTGCCTTTAAATCCATTAATTGGTCGTGAACATTGCTAGTCCTACCAAATACAATTAAATATTCGTTAATTGCCGATATAAGTTTGCTCATTATTTGAATGTCACTCATATGTTTTGCAATTATTTGTTCTTTAACGTAATCAGATTTATAAGTTTCTATTTCTAATTCTTCTTCACTTAATATTTTGTCTGACATTATTTGCTCCCTTTAATAAGGGTGTATTCAGCATATCTTTTGCCATTTTTACCAACTTGCATAACAGCTAATATGTCATATCCATATTTTCTCAAATTATAAATAATAGCACTAAGTCTAGTACATCTAAACTTGTGGATAGCTTCCCATGAAGTAAGATGGTTGCCTTGTTTTAGGTGGTGTAGTATTTGTTCTGTCTGGTTCATAACAATTCCTTTCTATAAATGTTTTGCCAGTTCCCTTTCATTAACAACCTTAGTTCTTAGGTCATCTCTGAAAGCCTTAAAGGACTCAAATCTTATCTTAGACCTGTTCCTTTCTTTAAGGGTTCTTTGGTATCTATCCAAATAGTCCTTAAATTTTTCGTCAGAGTAAATTAATCCATTTAACTCTGTCATATTTTTATATTTTGAATTTTTAGAGAAGTAAATGGTTAATTCTGCAATTATCATTTTTTCTTCTTTTTTCATTAATTCAACAGCAGTATCCAAATCGGCGAACCTCATTCCTAGTTCTTCTTGTTGATAGGATAATTTGCTAGGTTCAAATTCTATGGTGTAAATGTCACTCATTGCGAATTTTCAGCTTTTAACTGCCTTAATTTATTTTCCCATTTATTAGCTATAAAATAAAATGCTCTTTCATACTGTGGTACACAATTATTATTTTCATAAAATATATTTTCTTGCATTTCTTGTAATGCCCTTATTAAAACATTCATTTGTGACCTTGTAATTTCAATATTAAATTTTTGTTTCATATAAATTTCCCCACTCTTTATCTGATATTTTTTTTCTTAGCTTTTCTTTCCATTCCTCATTTATAGATTTGTCTGAATGTGCTTTATTATGACAATCCCTACAAACTGGGAACAAATTATCAATCCTATTTAATCGGTTGTTTTTAACCCCTCCCATGCCTTTAGGTATCAAATGGTGTATATCTACTGCTTGCTGTCTATAACAACCCCAACAAGTGGGAATATCGCTTTCACAATACCCCCAAAAGTCAGCAAATAGTTTCTTATAGTTTTTTAAGGTTTTCATTAAAAGCAATTACAGCATTTTTAGTTAGTTCTGCAATATCATGTACTGAAAACTGTCCAGAACCCATAGACCTGCCAACAATACCTGTAACAAATATATCTAACCTCTGAGTGTCGTTTTTACTAAACCCATTAGTTGCTTGTACTGGTGCTGATTGAACTG